ACTTGTTTCCAACATACTTTGGGTTCTTTAATTTCATCAAGTATAGATTCTAGTGAGCCAGGTAGCTTGCCAGCTTTGCGTGCACTTTCTGCTGCTTGATTGATTGCAACAGTAAGTTCTGCTTTAGCTTTACCAATGCTACCGTCGTCAGTGCCAGGATGATCAAGCACAGCGCCACAATTACCAAAGTCAGCGGCCAACGATTCCCAGCCACCTTCGGGCTCAGGAAGTAAGTTGTATATTTCTTCAGCATTCATGTCGTCGTACTGCTCATCAAGCAAAGCACCTTTAGGTAATATAAAGTTAGCTTGTTTAAGTAGATAATTTTCTGCATAGTCGCACGCAACGTTCCACTTTTGTGGTTGACGTTCTTCTCTACGAAATATGTGCATAAGCACAACATGCATAACTTCGTGCGCAAGAAAACCAATACGTTCTAATGGTTGCAATTTGTCAAACCATTTGGGATTATAGAAAAGATGCACACCATCTGTGGCACCCGTATCCATGTCATCACGTTCAACGGGTTTGAGGCGAAGACAAAGGGTGCCAAAGAATGGCTGGTTGAGCACAAGTTGTGTGCGTGCATTTGTAAAATTTTGACTCATAAGTTACTCCTAATTACTTATTACTAATACTTCAGTATCTGCAGTCATACCTTCACTAAGATGTTCAAGTTTAAAATCTTTATCAGCAGGTATAAGTTTTCTAATTTCACATTCACTGATGTCTAGTTTTAAGTTTCTAGACCAGTGAGCGTTACGTAGATCAGGTACATCTCCTGTACCAGTACCGTAGTGTTTAGCTACTTGATAAAACCAACCATTGGGGTTACGTTTTGCATAATACTGATGCACGCGTCCTTCGCGCATATCTTTGTCATGTCTACGATTACGCTTGACTTTGTTGATCATAGCTTTGCAATGACCAGAGCCAAAGTCTATGCGCACATAGTCGCCTTGGTTGTATTTAGGTGGGCCTATTTCTAACATAATTAGTCTCCTAGTAATGATGCAGTTAAAATAACTGAGTTAAGTTCTTGCTCTTGTATTTCAATAGCTTCTCGCTGTTGTTGTTGTTTAGCTTTGCGTTCTACTTTTTCGTAGACTTTATCTATTTTGTCTTGAGGTACAAAATCTTTAAGTGCAGGCCAAGCTTTAAGTGCTTGGTTTAAAGTTGTAAAAGATGCAATGGTTTCTTGTACTTTTTGTTTATAATCTCTACCACCGTTATAAACTTTATCGTTATGTTGTCGAATAGAAATTAATTCAGAAAATAAAGGACAACTAAGATCAATAAAATCTTTAGAAGGAACTGAATTATTGTCATAACCAGTAATATCTACTTGAAGTTGAACTGCTACGTGATCGTGATAATCATTAGCTGGATCAGTTGATAATAAAGCTGTAATTTCTCTATTAGTAAGTGGTAAATCAAAACTAAAATTATTATTGACTTCTACCATTTCAGCAACACCGTTATAATCAACCTGTTCTTGAGTGTCACAATATTTAAGTTTTAATCTAAGTTTAGAAATAGATTTTATTTTTGTGCATTTTTTATCTAACACCGATACATTTTCTTCAGAAAGAAGAAACGTTTGTATAGTTTCAAACTTTTCTTTTAAATACTTATCGTATATTTTGTTACCTATGTCAGAAGCAAATTCTCGTTCTGGGTTTGCTACGTTATACGTATCTCTTGCGTTGTTTGCAATTTTGTATTGCAAGTCAGCCGACATTCTTACTGTGCTCATGTTTACCTCCTATGATAATAAGCCGTGATTATCTTGAATCCATTTAGTACAAAATTGATTCTTGATAAAGTCTTTGTTAATTGCAAAAATACCTTTCATTAGTATTACTTGAAACTCTGATGGGAGTTTGTTGCATACTTTGATAATATTTTCGAGAGTGTCATCACTCGCTCGGGTGGCGATAGATGTTGAAAGTGCATACAAAACAGCTGGGTTGTCATCTTTCTTGTATTTACCAGGATCTTTGATAAGTTCGTCGACATCTTGTAGCTTGTCAGCTATTTGTTTGTAAGCAACAAATTCGCCAGCTGGGCCGTCGCCGACTGTCGCTGCAACACCAAAGAACAATGTATCGTCGTTGGCGGTCGACGGTCGATTGGATAGCTTTTTATCAACAAACGCCCACGAACGTGGTGTTGGGAATGCATACTCGTCAGCTTTAAAACTGTTAAGTAAGCCAGGTCTGTAACGCAAGAAGCCAATAACTTCTGAGTTAATACCATTTTTGAAAGCCCACTCAACCCAGTCATCAATGCTTGCTTCAAGTTCGTAATGCAATAAACGATTACGTACTGGTGTTGGCATTTGAAATACAGCAGCTGAGTCAGTCAGTCTGTTACCTGCGGCAACGATTGACCAGCCAACTGGCATTTCATAATCGCCAATTTGTCGAGTTAACAAGAGTTGCAGGAAAGCGTTCTGCGTAGCTGGTGGTGCAGTTGGCAATTCGTCGATGAAGAGAATTCCCGTTTCGCCATCACGTGATGCAATAGGAAACACATCAGGCACTGCCCAACGTGTAAAACGCTTCCCTGTTTCTTGTTCTTGCATGATGTGAGGTATGCCACGCACATCGACTGGGTCGAATAAGTTGGCACGAAAGTCAAGCAATGGTATATCTAAATCATCAGCCACTTGTTGTGGTATGTCTGATTTACCGATACCTGGCCCACCCCATATCATGGTGTTAAGTCCTGTACGGATATTATCTTTAATCTCTGATTTGAGATCGTTTGGGTTAATGTTGTTCATAAATCCTCCTATAGATTTGAGTAAGCCTATCTTTCAACAGGCTCAACATTGGTTATTTTTAAAGGCGATGCATAGTCTCTAAGCATGCGTACAAATTCTACTCGCGCTAGGTGTGAGTAGTTTATGTTTTTGTTATAAGGCGGTGCTTGAAACTCTACAGTTATTTGTTGATTTTTGTAGTTTAAAGTAGCACGCCATTTAATTTGTTCAGTCATCTTTACCTCCTTGTATGACTCGTAATTCTGGTTGAGTGTTTAAAATTGGGTCCCACTGTATTTCTACAGCATCTGGTTGTGGTGTTGTAAACCAAACACCCACTTCTACTGGATGAGAATAATCTAAGTCGTTGTGTTCTCTGTAAGTACGTATGACATTTACAAGTTGAGCTTCAAGATCTTCTTCTTCAAGTATTTCATTTTTCCAAGCTAAGCAATAAGTTGTAACTTTAGAAAGCACATCAAAGTCTTCTTCTTTGCATGCGACTTCGTCGCTATCAATAGATACTTGTATGTGTATATTTTGTAGTTCCATAAGCACACCTCCTGTGTGTTAAAAAGCGGGGGATATTGTACATTCAGGGAATCAAACCCTTATGACTATATAATTACACGCTCTAGTCAATTTTTTCTGGCGTAACCCCTATCCCGCGAGGAATTTTGTATAGTGAAGTGCTTTCGGCAATACCTGCACTTCAAAGGTATTATGAAGGGGAATAAAATAAACCCTTTGCCTAAAAAAGTAATATCAGAGACTTAATATAGAATCGCAGCAATGTCTGTTCTAGTTTGTGAGCTCTAGCGATTGTCTGGTCAATTACTTTTCTTTTCCAAACTCAATAGTTTCAACTCGACCACTGGCGTAGGTTACTTTTCTAAAGTGTAACCCCCCACCCTTTTGGTATTCCCATTGGACTATTGTGTTGTTAGCTTTTTCTTGTTCGATTTCTTTTCTTCGTTGTTCAAGCTTCTTGGTATGTTGTGTCATCTGATCTCCTGATTTCAATGTTTAAATCATCCGCAGTTATTTCCATTTGGTAGCTTTTAGGCATCCAAGTTACAGGTAGAAAATCATCTGGATATGTGGGAGTAGTTGAATGTCCCTCTTCGTTAACAGCGCCAACGATCAAACCGTTGCCGGCAAATACTTTGTTGTCGACACTAAAGAACCGTTGTTCTTCAACGAGCAATCCTTCGTCGTCAATAAACAGATCAGTATCTGCACTTAACGGATGCACATCAAAAGTTGTGCAATCAAGCAAATCATAAATAGTAGCTAGCTCTAGCTTGTCGCCAGGCAGATCTACAACTCTGATTTCTTCTTTGTAGGGATCAATAACAAAACAATATTTAACTTCATTCATCAGCACACCTCCTATAGTGTAAAAAGGTGAAGTGCTTTCGACAATGTCTGCACTTCAAAGACATCAAAAAAAGCCAGCACGTTGGCCCTGTCTAAAAAGTGCAGGGCTTTTCATCCCTGCGTGGCTGTTAGGTCAGCAACCTTTCATGATTAACGTATCACGAACAACGGGCGGTGGAGACATAAGAGCTAGCCTCCACCCCATTAACACTTAAGCGTTAGCGAATACTTGCTTTGCGTGTTCCAATGTAGCACCATTGAGTTCGGAAGCAACTTTGACTGATGCGTCAGCCAAATTGTTGTAATTCCATTCAGCCATGCGTTGCTGACGTCTCTCGACCTCAGTCTGTACTCGCGATGCCTGAACTCCCAAGTCACCAATACCAAACAGATTGTCAATGCTTTTGATAGCATCTCTAATCAGTCTTGCTTTGCGACCAAGTGCCCACATTTTTGCTTCGCGTTCGATGAGCCACGTTGGTAGCTCGTCTTTAGGATTCACGCGTTGCATGGACTCGTTGTACTCGTAAGCGATACTTACGAACTCTGCCCACGTTCTGGTTGCCAATGTAAGATAATTGTAACCAGTAGTTGGTGCATCAATATCAAGTAAGGGCTTGATACCTGCAACAACCATCTCTAACTCTAAGTCATATTTTTCTTGCAACTTAGACGCTGTTTTATCATCGTCGGTTGCAAAAGCAACTGGAGTTAGCTTTTTGTCTGCAAAAACTTTCATAATCTCTTTGACTCTGAAAGCTTGAAAGACAGGTTTACCTTCACCATCTAAACCATACTTGTCGTAGTAGTGGTTTGGAAGTTGAACAGGATCTTGTTCTGCTCTTTTCTCAGAACCTACTGGGTCACCATTGGTATCTGGTCTCCAAGCATTTTCTGGTGTGTGTTGACCGTTGACTAATTCACCAGTCTCACCGTTTGCCATGTCAACTTCTTGTACGAAGTCTGATGGATCTACAAATGTAGCATTACTGCTTTTTCTTTTACTACTCATTTAGCACCTCCTATAGTGTTTTGAGTTTCATTTCTATTAGTAACTACTCGCTTTATATCTGAATACTTTTCTTCAGGTATGTGCATGTAGGCTACCGCCTGTTGACGAATGTCTTCGTCGATTAAATGTTCTGGCATATATATCTCCTATAATATAAAAACCAATTACTTAAAATACACAAGCAACAACTCGCTTATATACAATTACTCACACAAAAACACACAACCGGCGCTGTAAGCGACGGTTGCGGTTTCGGCACAAAAGGCACGCACAGCTTGCCCATATGGGGGACGAAGCCCCCAATGGTTTTAACTGAAATCAATTTCCATTTGCTTTGGATCGACAGTTGGCTGTTGGGCTTTAAAAGCTTTTTTAGCATGTCTGTTGATTTTGCTTTGGGTATAACCAATTGCAAATGCATTAGGTATACCTTTTACTGATCTAGTTATTGGTTTAACTAGGTTTACTGTTTTCTCGGATATGTTTCCAAGAAATTGTATTGATGAAGTGAACATGTGTATGTCCTCCCGCTTTCGCTGTTATCATCGGTTGAAATTAAATGCCAGTTTGAGTTATAAACCACTGGCAGGGTTCGTTATGCTGAAGCCGAATCTCCACCCATTGGCTGTTGTTTAGGCTCGATTGGGAAAAGACTAATCTTTTCAAATGAACCATTCACCACCATAGGTGCAAAGTTAGGATAGAAATCCAACCCTGTGCCGTTGGCATGAGCTACTGCTCTTCCAATCTCTACAAAGTTAGTTTTCTCTTCACCGTCAGAGTTTTTGAAAGTGCCTCTGCTCACTTTAGCTACAAATGATTTAGCCATGATGTATACCTCCTTGGTATAGTTATTAATAATACAATTCCAAAACCTACAACCAACGCCGTTAGGCGCTGGTTGATAGACCTAATAAGATCTTTAAGAATTCTCTTCTAGTCATTAGTCCCTCCATGTTTCTTCACGCTCTTTCTTTGCTATAAGTAAGAACATAATGATTGAGCCAAGCATTAGAGCTGATGTTACGCATGCGCTAAGTGCATAGGCTGGTGATATCCACTCGCCTGCAAATATAGTTTGTATATAATTGCGCGTGTAGATAATAGAGCCAGTGAATACTGAACCAAGAAGAAATAACTTTAAGTTATCCATAATATATCCTGCTCGATGAGCAATGTATTGCATTCGGAATTGAATACAATAATAAAAAACCTACAGATAACACCGTTTATGGTGTTATCTGTTTAAATTCAAGTTTTCATGTACCTCTCTTCATCTCTATACCTTAAAGATGGTGATCTGGGATTAACATGCCAAATGGAAGCCTCTATAAACTCTGCATAGTCAGGTGTTAGAGAAGCAAGATACTCTTGATGCTCCTGATGAGTTTTCCAAGATGTTGGAAACTCTTTAATACCTAAACCATTTTCTATGGTTAAAGCGCATACAAAAGCAACTGCGTCTTGGATGCGATCTAAACCAGTGACAGCATAAGTGTCTCCAAATTTAAACTTCCAATGTGCTTGGTCGTCAGCGAATTTGCCAGTAGTGTTATCTCTATGAGCTCCATAGTTCTCGAGATATTGGGTTGTAATGTAAAAAGTCATAAGTTTCTCCTAAATTAATAATACAAATAAAAAACGATCAACGGACACCGTACGGTGTGCGTTGCTAAATGTTCCACGTGTTCCACAATGTTCCACGTAAAATGGGCCTCGTGGAACACGCGAAAGGTGCTTGGTTACTGGATAAATGGGAAATGTTCCATGTGTTCCAGTACTTTTTGGTTAATAAAATATCAATAACAAATAACAACGGTCGACGGTCAGTCTTACGCAAGTTCTGTTTTTGATGGAACATTGGAACATTCGTGCCAATACCATCTGTAAACGTGCGTTGTTATAATGAAATCTGTGTTCCACGTAAATGTTCCACAAGGTGATTAGACCGTGGAACATGTGGAACATATTTCTCACAGTGTGAACAACCGTTGAATGTTGTCCACACATGTGATGATAGTAGTCCGTCTATACATTCCAGACAGGCAGGTGAGTGCAAGACTGCGCCTCTTTCTGCATTTGTCTTGGAATGCGTTGCGACTCGTCCCATTGTGGTTGCCACTGGGGCGTTGGGCATTCGCAACTAATTAAGTCTGATAGACAAATGCCAAGCTCATCCATCTCATCGATGCTAGCTTGGTCACAGTTGCATAGCGGACACCCGTCTTCTAATATAATACTCATATGTATATCCTATAATGTGTAACCTTTATTGATTACACTAACCTAAGACTTACATGAACTAACGCTTGCGTTCGTTCATGTCTACTGGTTACTGGTTACTGGTTACTGGTTTATTAAACCACGAGCGCCAGCGAGTGGAGTACGAAGCGACGACACGTCGGCGCTGAGTGCGCTGGCGTAGCGACGCCTCGGCGGAGCGAAGCTCTTCTGCCTGGAGCGCGGTCAGGTAAAACTGAAACAAGGTTCCTGGCCAGTAAATTAGAAACAAGGTTCCAAAAACGGAATCGGGGAGACGGTGCGCTGACCAGCGCGGAGGGGGGAGAATGAGTGTGTGATATGGTATAGTTTTTTTACTAAAAAATTTTCACAAAAAAATTATGGCGGATAAAGTATGTGATAGGTGTGAAAAGAGTCTACCTAAAAAAGACTTTGAGAATCACCGAAGAGTGTGTAGAGCTTGTGCTTTGTCGCTTACTAATATTGCCAAAAGTTCAAGCCCTTATAAATATTTAAAAAATTTATGGAATCAACTTAAGTACTCAAGAGAAAAGGAAGAAGGCATGTTATTTGAAATAACTCCAGAACAACTTAATGATTTATGGGACAAACAAGACGGACGTTGTGCGTTGTCCGGGGTCTTTATGACGTGGCACAAGGGTGGAGAAAAACGCAATACTAATGTTTCAATTGACAGAATTGACCCTAACATCGAATACATGATAACCAACATTCAACTCGTTTGTTGGCGTGTTAACTTAATTAAGCATACAATGACAGAAGATGAATTATATTGGTGGTGTAAAAATATAGTTACACACAAGGAAAATTTTTAATATAATCTTTCAGCATGCGATTACTAGACGAAGATAGACCCACAGATATGACCGAACAAGATAGAACTGAGTTACAATCTCACCTGCCTTATGCCGGTTTACAACTTAACGAGCTTTCGGTTCAGGAAGAGCGGCTGGTTTTGTTTCATCTAAGGGGAATGAGCAAAGCAGCCGCCGGACGTGCTGCGGGGTACAAGGACATGGACCGTGTTTACCAAGTATTCAAAACTCCCAAAATGCAAAAAGCTCTAACCTATCTACGTAATGAAATGCGCGAAGAGGTAAAGTTCGATAAGAACACAGCAACTGGCATGTACTTAGAAGCTCATTCAAAAGCAGCCAACTCGACGGAAGAAAAGAATGTCGTCGATTCGTTGTGCAAGCTCCACGGTCTACACATTCCCGAACAAGCAACCATGATTAATATAAATGTAGAGAAAGTAGAACAGTTAGAAAAATTAACTGATGCGCAACTTTTGAAACTTGCCGGTAACGATACGAACTACTTGGAGCCAGATGGAAGTAACGAAGACTGAATGTAAAAGATGTCGCGGGCTCTATCCGGAGAACTTAGTTCTTATTGACGAAATTTGCGTATACTGTCGAGCTGACGAAGTTGAAGCAATACCCGAGCCCCAAAAGCAGATTGATCAGAAAGCACAAAAAGCAGAACTTTCTGCTCAAGCAAAAGCAGAACAAGAATTAGCGAAAAGAGTCTTAGCACGTAAAAGATTACTCCCATTTGTTGAACGATTTAATACAGACTATCAAGCAGGTTGGGTACACAAAGATATTTGTCAACGACTAGAGAAATTTAGCGAACAGGTTGCGAATAAAGAATCACCAAGATTAATGCTCTTTATGCCGCCTCGACATGGTAAATCTACGTTAGCTAGTATTGCTTTCCCTGCCTGGCACTTGGGCCGGCATCCCGAGCATGAGTTTATAAGTTGTTCTTATTCAGGCTCTTTGGCTATGAACTTTTCACGAAAAGTACGTCAACTGCTTAGAGAACCAGTATACAAAAATGTGTTTGAAAAATCTAGACTGGATAAAGATTCTCAGTCAGTAGAATCATGGCAAACAACCCAAGGCGGCGGTTATGTTGCGGCGGGTGTTGGTGGTGGTATTACTGGTAAAGGTGCGCACGTAATGGTGATCGATGATCCAGTAAAAAACAGAGAAGATGCAGAATCCGATAACAACCGAGATGCGACCTGGGATTGGTATACATCCACAGCTTATACAAGGTTATCCCCAGGTGGAGGCATACTTGTAATTCTTACGCGTTGGCACGACGACGACCTGGCCGGTCGCTTGTTGACCCAAGCAGAAGAAGGCGCAGATGAATGGGAAGTCATTCGCTACCCAGCCATTGCAGAAGAAGACGAAAATTTTAGGAAAACAGGTGAAAGTTTACACCCAGAGAGATATAATGTGGACGCTCTCGAGCAGATAAGGAAAGCCATCGGCCCGCGCGATTGGTCTGCTCTATACCAACAGAATCCAGTATCTGACGAAGGCGATTACTTTAACCGCGACATGATCGCATATTATGACTTCGATGAAATCGATACTTCAAAACTTCGTTACTACTGCGCGTGGGATCTTGCGATCGGACAGCGTGACCGGAACGATTACTCAGTTGGTATTGTTGTCGGTGTCGATGAATACGATAATTTATTTGTTGTTGACGTCGTTCGCGGTAAGTACGATGGCTTTGAATTAGTAGAACAAATTTTAGACTTGTACGAACTATGGCGTCCGGGTATAGTGGGAATAGAAAGAGGTCATATTGAGATGGCCCTGGGGCCGTTTCTAGAAAAAAGAACAAGAGAGCGGGGCCTATCTGAAGCTTACTTTAAAGACTTAAAAGTTGGTAGGCGAGATAAGGAGTTACGTGCACGAGCAATCCAGGGTAGAATGCAACAAGGTATGGTATACTTTCCACAAGATGCTGTTTGGACTGGACCAATGGTTGCAGAGCTATTACGTTTTCCAAATGGTACACATGACGACCAGGTGGATGCCTTGGCGTGGATCGGTTTAATGATGACAGAATTTGCTACATTTTTTGAAAGACCTGAGCATGTTCCGTCGTGGAGAGATGGATTAAAACATTTAGTAAAAGATGGAAAACGTAAATCATCAATGAGCGCTTAATGGCAGAGTACAAAAATAAAAAAAAGAAGCTAAGTGAAGCTGAATCCTTAACCCTTGCAAAACGTCAATGGGAGTGTTACACACGAGCACGCGACAGCGGCCATGAAGAATATATTGATACAGCAAAAAAATGCGATGCCTTTTATAGAGGGGAACAATGGGACGAAGCTGACATAGCAGCGCTTGACGATCAGGGTCGACCAGCATTAACAATCAACACAATTTTACCTACAGTTAACACAGTTCTTGGCGAACAAAGTACGCGAAGAGCAGATGTACAATTTAAACCTCGTGGTTCTGGTGTCCAGGAAATTTCCGATACCTTAACAAAACTGTACATGCAAATTTCTGATAATAATAAATTAGAATGGGTAGAGGGCCAGGTTTTTGCTGACGGCTTAATTCAAGACCGGGGTTGGTTTGATGTCCGTATAGATTTTTCTGATCATGTAAAAGGTGAAGTTAGAATTACACAAAAAGATCCCCTAGATATTTTAATTGACCCAGATGCTAAAGAATATGATCCAAAAACTTGGAATGAAATTTTTGAAAGCAAGTGGATGAGCCTAGAAGAAATAGAAGAGACTTATGGGCAAGACAAAGCAGATAAGTTGCGTATGATTGCTGAAGTAGGTTCTACACTTGGTGCAGATTCTATGGAGTTTGAAGATGAAACTTACGGGGATACAAAAGGGGACTATGAAGGCTCTACAAATCATTATCCAAATAATCCAGACGAAGCTAGAGCTTTACGGTCAATTAGAGTTATAGAAAGACAACATTATAAATTAAAGAAATGTATGTTTTATGTTGACCCAGTAACAGGCGATAAAAGGCCCGTACCTTATAATTGGGGGGAACGCAAAAAGAAAAAATTTGCAGATGACTACGGTTTATATATAACAGAAAAAATGGTTAAAAAAGTCCGTTGGACAGTAACTGCTGACACTGTTGTATTGCACGATGATTGGTCTCCCTATGACCATTTTACTTTAGTACCTTACTTTCCGTATTTTAGAAGGGGTAAACCTTTTGGAATGGTTAGAAATTTAATTTCACCCCAAGAACAACTAAACAAAATTTCATCTCAAGAACTACATATAGTTAATACAACTGCTAATAGTGGTTGGATTGTAGAGTCAGGTTCTTTAACTGGAATGAATGCAGATGATTTAGAAGAACACGGTGCGGAAACTGGTTTAGTACTCGAGTTTAATCGCGGTAGTACTCCCCCTGGTAAAATACCGCCAAACCAGATTCCCACCGGTCTAGATAGAATTGCACAAAAAGCTTCCGCTAACATAAAACAAATAAGCGGCATAAGTGATGCAATGTTAGGTACAGATGGGGCGGAAGTATCTGGAATTGCTATTCAACAAAAACAAACTCGTGGCGCGTTAATGATACAGGTGCCATTAGATAACTTACGAAAGACTCGTCAGTATTTAGCAGAAAGAATTTTAAACTTAGTACAATCTTATTACACAGAAGAAAGGGTTATACAAATTACTGATGAAAATAATCCAATGAAACCAAAACAACCTATGGTTGTAAATCAAGTAACACCAGAAGGTCAGATTATTAATAATTTGACTCTAGGTGAATATGATGTAGTTATAGGAGATGCTCCTTCAAGAGATACTTTTGAAGAAACACAATTTGCTGAGTCTATAGAACTTAGAAAAGTTGGAGTGCCAATTCCAAATGACTTAATTGTTGAATACTCACACTTAGCACGTAAAGGTGAAATTGCAGAAAGAATTAGAATAGCAGAGGGTATGAACCCTCCAACTGAAGCTGAAATGCAGATACAACAATTCCAGCAAGAAGCTGCAATTAGAGCAACACAACTTGAAATTGCTAAGTTAGAAGCAGAAGTACAAAGATTAAATTCTGAGGCACAGCTAAATATGGCTAAAACTCAATCCACTTCAAGTGATCCACAAATTAGAGTTGCGGATTTACAAAGCAAACTTCAAATGAAGAAGGAAGAACTCGACTTACGTGAAAGGTTGTCAGGGATGACTAATCAGATAAGAAGCGAGCAAACACAAACAGCAGCGGCTGCAAAAATTGCAACCGCCGCCATGAAACCTACAGGAGGTAAATAAAATGGCTAAAAGTAAAAAACAAGATAATACGGAAGCAAAAGACGATCTAGTTATGGATGTAATGCCGGGGGCAGATGCAGTTTCGGAAGAAGACGCAAAACCATTTGAAGTAGATTTGAATTTTGAAGAAGATGCTCCAGAGGAGGAAGCAGAAAATGAAGAAGTCGAACAGGAAGTTGACGCCGCTCCAGAAGAAGAGGCTGTTGCGGAAGAACCAGAACCAGAAGCTAAAGAAGAAGAAGCAGTTGAACCAGAAGATATTAGCGAAGAAGGAGTGGTTGAAGACAGCGAGTCAACTCCACAACCAGATATTCCAGCAGTTGAAGGAAGCGAGCAAAGCCTTGACGAGCAAGAAAAAGTAAAAGCGCCTATGGTGCCTAAGTCTAGGCTTGATGAAGTGTTAGCAAAAAACAAAGCTATGCAAAAAAAGCTAGAAGAAGCTACTGCAGCTGAAAAAGCTGCCGCAGAAAACGCTCCAGAGTATGATTTTGATGCAAAAGAAGTTGAATATCAGGATTTAGTGCTTAATGGAGAGACTGAAAAGGCCGTAGAGTTAAGAAATCAGATAAGACAAGCTGAAAAAGACCAATTTATGTTTGAAGTACAAGCAAAAATGGGTCAAACAGTGCAACAAAGTCAAGAAATGACTGAATTACAAGCAAAAGCAGCTGAAATTGAGGCTACTTACCCTATGTTAAGTGAAAATGACCCTTCTTTTGATGCTAATTTGCAAGCAGAGGTAGTTGAATTGCGAGATGCTTTTATGTCTCAAGGTTATTCACCTGCAGATGCATTAGGAAAAGCTACTCAATACACAATTGCAGCTCAAAAACCAGAATTACTAAATCCGGCAGTTGAAAACCCAACTAAAAAAGTAGATACAACGGCCCAAGAAAAACAACAAGTGGCTAATGTAACTAAAAAATTAAAAGCTGCTGATGCTCAACCACCTGCAATGAAAGGTGAGAGCAAAACAGAAAAGAAAATAGATTTATCGCTGTTATCAAGTGAAGAGTTTGATGCTCTTCCAGCCGAAACATTGCGCAGAATGCGTGGTGACTTTGGTTAAGGCTTGGTATAAGATATAAGAATTCGGTACTAATACGATAATTAGTGTGGGTCGTTCCACTAAAAAACGTTTTCGCCTGTCACGGCGTAAAACTGATCGAGGTCATGTTCGTAAAACTATGAAAGCGTCTCCCCAACGAAAAAGGGTATACGGGTAAATAGCCGCTCCAATAAGTTGGCTAGGTATTATTTTTTTTGGAGGATAGCCCAATGGCTAACACAAACTTTAGCGCGTTGACCAGCGA